CGGTCAGCAAACAGAGGCATACGCGGGTCGTTATTTCTCATGAAGTGGTTGTCCACTGAGTCCATCTGGTTCTGCGCTTGCGTGTCGTAGTACTCTTTCATGGCCATGAGTTTTTCGGTTTGGATCTTGCAAAGCATCAATCCACCAATTTCTACATTACCATTTGCACTACCTTCAAGCATCAGTTCTGGATGGTCTACTGCCTTCACTGGAACCCAGCCATCCCGCATCTTGCTAGACACATTGGTTGGCATTGTCTGTCCCAAGACATGAGTCGCTATGTAGCGATACTCCCATCCGGGTTCAGGGGTAGGATCAGGCAACGCACTCGAAGGTTTATACACGTATCGAGTTGTTTTTTCGCGTGACGCATTGTCACGGGGTGTGCGGTTTTCAGCCATTTTGATTCTCCAATTTTAAAACTTCAGCAACATATTTCTTAGGGTCAAGGTTGTACTTCTTAATTAACGCTGCTTGTGACGGCGTCAATTGCACTTTCCTTGTTCCAGTCGAACGAGTCGCCGGAGCAACTACTGCTGCCGGTTTTCTACTGGATGCATCAACCGACCTTGGCTTGTCTTCGTTACCACCAAAAACTTCGGGGAACTTAGACTTCACGCGAGCATCAATTTGCTCGAAATAATCGTCATTGCGGGGATCAACCCCGGAGTTGACTAGTTTTTGATGCAGCCCTAGTGCAAAGCTGGTAACTTCCTCAAACCCATCAGAACCAAACCACTGGTTTTTTGCCTGCCAGCGCAGAGTCTTTTCGTCTGGTTGTACCTGTTGGGGAGCAGATTGACGCGGTTGTACCTCAGTTTCTTCAGTCTGTAAAGGGGTGGGCCGAAAATTCTCTGCTTGTTGCAGCTTCATTTTGGCTTCAAACAACGATTCTTGGGCCGCCAAGATAGCGTCAGAATCAAAAGCTTCTTGTGCTGCTTTGTATTCTCGGCGCGCCTTATCAAGTGCAGCTTGGGCAGCGGTCTTGGCCATTGCCCCGTACTGCTCAGTGCCGGTGTTTACATACTGTTTGAGCTTTTTATTCTCTTCAACGTAGTGTTGTGCAAGACGCTCAAGGTCTTGCTTCTCCCTAAAAAGGGCTTCTTTGGCGCGGCGCTCATCATGCCTTGCATGGGTCAGCTCCTTGATTCGGACTTTGACCTTATCTGAATAAGTTTCAATCTCGTCATCAGAAGGATCATCAACCTCCTTGTCCAGCGGCTTTCGGCCACGGTCTTGGATGGGCGTATCGTCAACAATCTCAATTTCAACATCATCATCGGGCTGAATGATCTCAACCTTCTGACTCTTGTCGTCTTCAAGTTCGTCGGGAAACTTGTATTGTTCTGCCATTTCTACTCCTTTAAGCGCGGGTTAGCCCACGAGGGTCTTGCACAACAGCGTCCACTTGGTCATCATTGATGAGCCGGAACTCTTTTCCAAAAATCTTAAAACGCGTACCAGAATAGGTACGTACAAGGACAAAATCTCCTTCTTTGCACCAAGCGCCTGCGGGAAATTTGGTCTGATCCTTATATGCATCAGGGCCAACTTTCATCACAAACAACACGGTGGTTGCACTTTCTTCTTGTCGCATACTGCTTGTATCGCGTACAAGATCAAGCGCAGTACCATCAATCTTTTCAGAGACTGGGGGCACGGCACACAGCAGCTTCCAGCCTGTCGGCTCTGGCAGCATGGTGGCTTTCTCTTCGTCTGTAGCGTCTTGCACTGGTGCGTCGACGGGTTGGATTGCTTCCGGCAGGGCGTACTGCCCCGGTTCTAAAACAAGTTCACTCATTTGATTTTTCAGCTTTCTCTGCAAGGTCAAGTAAGTGGCGCTCTGCGATAGCTAGACCCTGGATAACACCGCAAAGTTTTTGATACTCATCGAAATTGCGACATGCCCCGCCAGCGCAGTCATCTGCGTAGTTGTTCATGTCGGTGCGTAATTTTTCGCGCAATACGCGTGCGAAGTCTTGAATCATTTAGTTGGCTTCTCCTGTTGTTGTTGATATCTTGCTTTCGTCTCCATCTGTTGCCGTTGACGTTTTAAGTCCCCAGCCTTCCCAAGCGCAGTGATTTCTGCAACTTTCTTTTGTTGCTGTAGCTGACCAGCTTTGTTCATGGCCTCTACTTCCAGCCGTTTGTTATCCAGCTCCAATCGAGCTTTCATCTCTTGCGACTTAAGCTGCAAGTCTTGTTGCTTGATCTGGAGTTCTTGCTGCTTGATCTGCAACTCTTGTTGTTGCATCTGGATCAGCGGGTCTTGCTGCTGTTGTTGAGCTTGTTGTTGCGCAACTTGAGCTTGGTTTTGTTGCAGTACTTGAGATGCGGCTTGAGCCATCATCCCCGAGAGTTGGATCTCCATTTCGGGTGGCAGCTTTTCATCTTCAGGAGGCAAAGGCATACCCATTTGCTGCTCAATCTTCTGGCGGTAGGCAAAGCCAACGTGCTCTGCAACGTGCGCCATCATTGCAGCTTGTATCTGTCCGGCCTTGGGATTTTGTCCGATCAACTGCATGACGATGGGGTCCTGCATTGCCATCATATGCACCTTGATATGGGACTCATGATCTTGATAGAAGAATGCTTTTAAAGGCTCCATACGAAGAGCCGCCATGTTTTCGGACACAGGGTCTTTTGGCTTCTGATCGTCGGGCAACGGAACTAGCTTGTCAGCATCCTTGATACCCAAGACTTGCAACATATTGCGGTGCAACTGCGGCAAATCGTAAATATCCGGCGCCATCTGCGCCATCTGAATAACAGCTTGGTACTGCACAACCCGCTGACTCATTGTTGCCGCGTTAGGGTCGCTTACAGGAATGATGTCTATATGGTCGTAGTCTGACTTCTTGGCCTTGCGTGGTGCATCAACGGGGTCGTAGTCGTAATTTGGTTCGGTGTAGTCGCGGATGATCGCGGCCAACAGACGCAGCTCTTGCTTAAATGTGTAGTGCAGCCGAGCCTGAACCGCAGACATAACCTTAAGCTGGCGCTCCAAGAGAGCCAATGTTGTACCAACAGGAGCCTGTGCAGACATGTCCGACACCTTCATGTCGGCAGTGGCTGCAAACCTACGGCCTTCCTCCACAATCTTGTCCATCAGTCCGGACAGGACAACGCTGGGTTCCTTGTAGGGTAAGGGCAGGATGCTGTCGCGCAGCGCCCCAGAAGCAATGTCTACGTCTCGCCATTCTCCGGGAGCGATGGGGGTGTCGTCTCCCTTAATGCGCATTCCGCGAGTCTTAAGACCTCCGGGTAAGTTAGAAAGCGTCCCAGCATCGACAAGCTGACGCATGATACTGGTGGCTGACCTAGCGTATCCTCCGATGAGGTGGAAAAGGCCGAAGCCGTAGGCTCCAAAACCTGGGATGTATTGGTAGTGAACGAAGTGCTGTCGCTTGAGTTTGAGGGGGTCATCTTGGTTCCAGTTCCGCCGAATAGACAAGACATCATTGCTTCCTTTTATTAGAGTAACTACATATGGCTGCATTACGCCAGTGGGTTCGCCGTCGTCGTCTTTGTCCTCATCTCCTTCTAATACCAAGTCAACATGGCATTCATATAAGGTATACCGATCATCGTTCAGATCAGAAAACCCAGTCTCTTGATCCTTAGCTTTCTTGATGTTGTCCTGCTCTCTACTTGGATCAGGCAGCTCAATATCACGATAGAAGCCAGCCTGCTGTAGCTTAATGATCTCGTTCTTGGTCTTGCGCATACCGTGGGTCAGGCGGTAACAAGTGTCCAAGTCGGTTGTGCCATAAGGCAGGATGATGTCTTCTGCTGGGATAAACATAGACACCTGACGGCCAAGATTGGGATCAAAATAAACTTTCTTGAACGCCGAACCGGTGGCCGGCAAGCTCCACAACATGCGCTCATGCTCAGGACGGAACTCACGCATGACTTCTGTCAACTCGTAGTTCATGTCAGCTTCAACACGCACAGCCGCTTCTTGCTTCTCAGGAGTCTCTCTGCCCAATATTTTTGTACGTACAGGCCCTGCGGCTGGGAACTGCTCAGTAATTGTTTCTGACTGGAAGCGCACCACGGCCTCTGTAATCATGGGGTGGAACACGCCACACGCGCCGTTCCAAGGTTCTGTACGCTCTTCGTACTGAAGACCCAAAAGCTTCAAGCCTTCTGTATAAGCTTTCTCCCAATCCTTGCGGGAGTTTTTATCATTCTCAATATCGCCACACAAGTCTCCCGCCAATGAAGCCAATGCGCCTTCATCCATTTCTTCGGCCAAGTTTTGATTAAAGTCGTCTTCGCCGTCGGGGATTATGGTTATGTCCAAGTCCCCCGCGTGGATGTTGACCATCTCGGGATCAACAATCTCAATCTCGATGGCCTCCTCATCTTGCGCCAGATCGTCTATGCCTTGGGGTTGTTGGTACAGAGCTTTATCTATATTGGTTGCCATTTTTTACCTCAGTAGTACGCCGCAGCGCGTCGCTTAAAAAATTGTGGCTCATCTCGCTCATCTGAATCCAGCGAAATAAAACCGCCTTGTCTGAATCGAATCAGCGCCTGAGTGGTCGAGTCAACCAAGTCATCGTTAGCCGCATTTGGAAAAGCAGCCACCTCTTCAATAAGCTCATCAGCCCATTTCGTCTCAGGTGCCCATACTTTACCTGACCTGAACAGATCAGTCACGGAATTTAACCGCACAAACTTATCGTTGCCTCGACTCGGCGTAAAGTCCTGTACATAGATGCCCATTCTGCGCAACTCAAATATCAGCGGAGCGCCAGCAGCCTTGGCTTCAATCACACAAGCATCCGGCTCCCATTCCTTATAAAACCTAAAAGCCGTATCCTTCAACTCAGGAAACTCCATCCGCTTTTTAAATGCGTCGAGCAAAATCACATGCGGGTCGTTTTCATTCTCATCCATATAGAAAACACCCCACGTCGTGCAGGCACTGTAGTCGCTACGTTCGTTTTTTGTAAAAGCCGTATCCCAGCTCTGGATAATGAACTCACACCGTGGCGGATCATCCTTCTTCCATCTCTGCCACCAGTCCCGCTTAACCAAGGCACCTTCTTCGCCGGTCGGACTTTGCTGGTACTGAGCATTCCATTTAGAGGAGGGCAACTCTTCCTTAAGAGCCTCCAATTCCTCAATGCTCCAAAACTCCGGCCACAAAGGCTTTCCACTTGGCATGATGGCGGGCAGCTCAATAATCTCCCACTCATCCCCTTTGTCCCGCTTAATAGAATCTTCAATGACCTTGCCAGTCAAGTCACTCTGACCCCACCGAGTCATGATGATGACGATGGCGCCACCAGGTTGCAGACGCTGTCTTGGACCCGAGGTGTACCACTCATACACCTTATCGTAGATCTCAGGATTCCCCGCCGCCAATGCAGCTTCCTGTTCTGAATGCGGATCGTCAATGATGAGCAGATCCGCGCCCTTACCCGTAACCGTACCCCCAACGCCAATAGCGAAATACTCCCCGCCCTCACTCGTCGCCCACCGACCCGCCGCTTTACTATCTTGGCGCAAACTTACACCAGGGAATACCGTTCCATACTGATCCGACCCAACTAAGTTTCTGACCTTACGTCCAAAGCCAACTGCCAGTTCACCCGTATTCGAGCACTGAATAACCTTCTTCTGAGGAAACCGCCCAAGAAACCAACTCGGCAATAAATACGACCCAAACTCAGATTTCGTATGACGCGGCGGCATATTGATAATCAATCTTTTCAGCGTCCCATTTGCTATTGCCTCGAATTTTTTTGCCACCAAAGCATGATGCCTACCCCCAACAAACCCGGGCCACATCATCTTTACATACGCCATAAATTTTTCTTGCGCACCCTCCCGATCAAGCGCAGCTCGATATTCCGCCACCTGTGCCAGCAACTTCTCTTGCTCCACCGGCGACAAACTACCAATCAATTCATCTAACTTGCTCAATCAATTTTCCTAAAGTTTATGTACACCGGCCTAATCGTCCTATGCATCCCATCAACCTTCTTTAAAACACCCAACCTCACCAACCGATCCACAAGCTTCTTCGTATTCCCCAAACCCATCTTCCCGCGCTGATCCGCAATAATCTGCAACGTAGGACTATGCCCATACATCTTCCAGTACTCATCCACAATCCTGAAAACTTCAACCTGCGCCGGACTCATAATCTTCTCCAAACACCCCTCTAAATCTTTCAAAATATATACCCCCCACCCCTTTTTTATTCCCTTTTAGATATATCAATCCCCGTTTTATATTCTAAAAATGAATTATAACGTTATGGACGTCCCGCTAAAAGTTCTAAAAATATACCCCCCCTATGTTTTATTTTCATCTTTAGTATCCAATTCAGATGGTATTTGTTCGTGTGGAATAGTATGTGTAACATCCGCAGCACCCGAGCCCTCAAAAGGGGGGGTGCCCCCTGGGTGGGGGTCGACCGGCACCAGTTCATCAAGCAAAGTCGATGCATCTACTTCGACCGCGTCGACTGCGCCGGCCTTCATCATGCCGCGCAATTGCTCCATGATCTGCGCGCGCGCGTCTGTGCTTGTCTTGATGGTGGTTATCTCTTTGCGTTCTGTGAAGGCGGCCACTTCGGTGACAGTCCCTAATACTTTGGCCGCTTGTATGCGAACGCTGGGTTTAGTGTCGGGATCGATGACCACTTGAACAAGGGAGTGAATTACCAGCTCGCGCAATTGTCCAGCGTTACGTTGTTTCGCCGCCTCATTAGCCAACCTATAGGCCTCTATCTCGCGTTTTATTCTAGGATCGGCCGCTAATGTATATGGCGCGGTAACCATTGTAGACGGAGCCGGTTTAGCTTTATAGGCTTTTCGGTAAGCGCTGGCTTTTGTTTCTCCATCCGCTACGGCCTTGGCAAACTTCTTTTGCTTGGTAGTTAACTCACCGGAAACGGAAAGAATAGACTCTATTGGAACCTGTGCTAATCCTTCCCTTATTTGCTTACGAGTCATAACCATGAACTACTCCGCTTCGCTTTAAACATGGGCGCGATTCTAGGGGAAAAAGAAGGGAAAATCAACCGAGCCCTGGTGTTATATACAGCCTGGACGGAAAACCAGTAGGGTTTTCATATGGTTTGAGTGTCGCATATGTGACTGACAGACCTATTGACAAGAAATTAATATAAGACTTTTTAACCGCCGGAGCCCTACAGATGAAAGTCCAAACCGCAGTACTGCGCCAAGCTTATAAAGAGCTAAACACCCCTAAGCCGCCCAGTTATCAATTGACGCCCGCGGAGTACAAGCGCCGCCTCGTATTGATCGCCCACGAAAAAGGCCAGCAGCCACAACCCGACCCCATTAACGAAAATCAAAAGGATCTTTTCGCATGAAACCGCTTTATCTAATCGCTTGCAGCCAATCCAAACTAGACCGCGCCGCACCGGCTGCAGAGCTTTACACCGGCCAAGCCTTCAAGCTTGCCATGAGCGCCGCCAAGGCCGCCAATGCCGACGTGCTGATTCTCTCCGCGCTTTATGGAGTGCTGGAACCGGACGACGTTATAGACCCCTATAACTGCTATTTGGGAGGCCTGCCCGCCATGGATCGCGCCATATGGGCAATAACCACAGCCGCCCAGCTCGCACCACACCGCGAACGCTTTGCCGTCATTTTGGCCGGTAAGCATTACGCCGCAGCCTGCGACGACTTCGCAAACAAGCGCGAACCGCTCAAAGGCTTAGGAATAGGCCAACAGCTCCGCGTTTTAAAGAATGCAACCGAATTCCTGAGCCGGTGAAAGTGTCAGGCCAAGCCCGCCCGCGCGGGTTTGACCGGACATTGTCCGAACTTGAAACCATAAACAAAAGGAACTTTAAACATGAAAAACACTCCCGAATTGTCGGCCATTGTCGACCGCATCGCCCAGCTTAAGGCGCAGATATCCGACCTAACCCAAGAAGAGGCCGCATTAAAGGCCGCATTGATCGAATCAGGACTTGAGGCCGTCAACGGCTCCGAACATCGCGCGGCCATTAGCTGGACTTTTAAAAAGACTACAGACTGGCGCAGTATCGCGGAGAAATTCGACCCGAGCCGCCAATTGATCGCCGCCCACACGTCAACCGGTGAACCCTTCGCAACTGTTCGCCTATTCGCCCGCAAACAAGGAGCCTAAACCATGAAAACCCAAAAGCTTAACTTTTATTGTGACGCCGGCCATGGCTGGCTGGAAGTCATGCGCGAAGACGTCGACGCGCTTAACTTGGCCGACAAAATCAGCGCCTATTCCTACGCGCGCGCCGGCTGGGTTTTTCTCGAGGAAGACTGCGACGCCGGATTGTTTTTAGACGCGGCCAAGGCCGCCGGCTGGACAATTCAAATTGTCGAAAGGTACACCGCCGGAGATTCTCCGATCCGCCGGTATGAGCGATTCTCCGCTAAGGTGGCCGCATGAAATACGAAGTGCAAACCTACACGCTCTGCGCCGGCTGGGTGAACATATGGACGGACGACGACAACGAGCCGGTGACATTCGACCGATACGAAGCCGCTCAAGCCGGTTTAGCCGATTATTTGGCCGCGCTCGCTTTTGCGGTAAAGCTTGGCCATTTAGACGACTTTAACCCCGAAGATCACAGAATTCAAAAGGTGCCAGCATGAAAAAACCCCTCGGATATATCGCATACGAAGGCCGCAGCCGGATCGATGGCCGCCCCATTGTCGTAATCATTAACCGGATTGACACCGACAGCGCGAACGATAAAACCGGCGCGCTGGTGCAGTCCTTCATTCTCCGCGCGGACGTGCCGCCCATGGAGGCCATAAACACCGGCGCGGATCGCTCAATTTGTGGGGATTGTGAACACCGCCCAATAATTGCCAAGCAAACCGGCAAAGCCCCTTGTTATGTGGCCGTATGGCAAGCTCCGCGCTCAGTCTATGCCGCATACAAGGCCGGCCGGTATGAACGCGCCACGCCCGCACAATTGCGCGCCATTCTCAAAGGCCGGAAGTTAAGAATCGGAACCTATGGAGACGGAGCCGCCGCACCGGTCGAACTGTGGGAAGAGATAACCGCAGAAACCGCCGGCCATACCGGTTATTCCCACCAATGGAAGCGCCAAGACTTCGACCACGCCCGATGGGCTCCGCTCGTAATGGCCTCGGCCGATACCCTAGACGACGCTGCATTGGCTAATCTTTATGGGATGCGGGTTTTTCGCGTCTCAATTGGTGCCGACAAACAACCGGCCGAGGCCATATGCCCAGCATCAAAAGAAGCAGGCCGGCGCGCAACGTGCGAGACGTGCCTATTGTGCGCAGGCACCAGCAAGGCCGCGCGCGATATCGTTATCCAAGATCATGCGACCGGCAGCCAGCGCCGCGTTATCCAACTTCAAACCGCATAAAGGGAGAAACCATGCAAAAAAGAATGATAGCCAAATACGCCGGAAAAGACGCGCACACCGGCGCACCGATCCGAGCCGGAGATGAAATTATTTTCGACACCACCACGCGCCAAGCTTGGCACACCGACGAAGACGAAGGCCGCCTAAGCTTTACCACCACCACCCCGCCCAATATTCGCGCGGATTATGTGAGCCACGTTTTTAATTTTGGCAATGGCCGCGAATACTACAGAAACAAGGCCGGACGCTGCGAAGATGCCCCATGTTGTGGCTGCTGCACTATTTGAAAGGGAAACCATGCACGACGACGACCAAGCCCCAAACCATGCCAGCACACCGGCCGAGATTGTCGATTATTACGACCGACATTTAAACCTAACCCTTCGCGAATTGTCGGCCATGACCGGCCGCACAATCAAAGAATTGAAACGCTTAATTATGGAGCCGGCCAAGTGATACACACCGAATCAGAATACATCAACGCCGGCCATCGATACGAACGCGGAGCCACGCCGGCCGAGACGCTGCGCCGCATGATAGAGGCCGAACGAATAGACGACCGAGCCGAAGCGCGCCGACTAATCCAGCAAGGCCGCGAAGAAGCCCAAAAACAATAACCCTACCCCCTGCCAGGTTATCCGCGCGGGTCTTTTCACGCGTGAATGTACCTGATACATTCAACCCTTCCACACATAATGAGAGTCACGCTTATGGAACCCATCAAAACATTCACAAACGAGGCCGACGCGCTCGCTGCGCGGGTCTTCAGGACAGAGTCAGGCTTCCTAGTCACGCTTAAGGACACCGAAAGCCAAAGAGAATTGCCAACCCGATGGCATTACCACGAAGAAGAACGCGCCATCAAACGCGCCGAATTTTTAGCATTCCCCGAACGTTTTACAACCGAACCATGAAAGGACAAGACCATGCTTGATATTTACCAAGCCAACGGCTACCACGACCGCACCCAGTATTTGGCCACGCTAAGCGAAGAATACCCGCGCGAAATTGTCTATGCGCTGGCTGATTTACTTGGCCGCTCCGAAGACTTCGACGGCTTAGTCACAGCTTTACAGGATTATGCGGAGGGCTTTTTGCAATGAGCAAATACAACATATTCCACCCCGAACATGACGGCCTCGCAAGTGACCGGCTAATCGAGAATGCCGAGGCCATGCTTGTTTTATTGAAGCACATGATCGCGGCCACATACCAAGAAGACGGCCAATATTGGCCGACCGACGACTTCGATCACATGATCGACAGAGCAAAAACAATAACCCAATACATCGAAACAGGAGCCTAAACCATGAACTACTTTGAAAAATCCGCGCGCAACATCGACAAATTATCTTTTGACATCATGGCGCAAGCCCCACGCTTTATGGCAATGCTGGACGGCTTTGTTCTAAATGGGCAAGAGATCGCCAACTTTCCGCGCATGGTGGCCGTTTTTATGACGCAGGAAAAAGTCACGCTCGCGCAGCCCGATGCTGAGATATTGCCGGTGGTCAAAAAAGTTATCGCTCAGATTGAGCAAAACCGCGAAACCGCAGAACAGGTTTACAGCATTCCCAAGGAATTGCTCGAGAAAAAATACAAGGGCTGCGGCAATGGCATTGTGACCATTGAAAAAGGCACCCGCAAAGTGCTGGACTTTGACTATACCGACTCAAAGTTTCGGCCATTGACAGAGCAAAACGTCAGCATGACCAAGTCTGCTGGCAGAAAAATCTGCGAAGACGAAACCAGCATCACATACCGCGCTAACTTTTCATCCTGCCAAGTCTGCTTATTCTAAAAAGGTGAACACATGAAAATCGAACTTAAAAACATCAAGTACAGCGAATTCGCAAGCCACGAAACCTCATGCTATGAGGCCACGATTTATATCGATGGCAAGAAGGCCGGCATTGTAGAGAACGATGGCCGAGGCGGTTGTGACCATGTCACGCCTTGGCAATTGGCGCAAGAGATTGACGCATACGCCAAGACTTTGCCGCCGGTGGTGAGCAAGTGGATAGACCCCGACACCGAAAAGCCCGCAGAGATGGAGCAAACCCACGAGACCATTTTTGGCGACATCCTGAACGACTGGCTACACGCCAAAGACCTAAAGCGCGCCATGTCGCGGTGCGTTATGTTCACCCGCGAAGATGGCCGCGTGTATCAAGCCACAAGCATGAAAAAAGACGCGCTTGCAAAATATTTATCGGAGGGTAAATTAAAAGAAGCACTCAGAGCCAAGGAAATTCTTAACCTCTTGCCATTTGGCAAAGCTTTAGAAATTTACAAACAGGGAGCCACAGCATGAAAGATTCAATCATTATCCTAGCCCGAGAAAAGTCATTATCATTTAATGGCTACACCGAGGATGCCTTAGCCCTTGTTAATTCTTTGCGCGATGCGTATGGCACCACAAGTATGCCAAAAATGCTAAATGACTTTGTCTTCAATATTGAAGTGGCGCTGCAAAACGCCAATGTACTGGACGAAGACTTTAACGAGGTGGCAGCATGAAACCATCCGAAGCATTCGCACTCGACACTTGGCTGAGTTATTACCCCGAGAACATGACCTACGACGAAATAATCGAGGCCATGACCGACCGCGCGCAAGCGCACAAGGCCGAATACATCGATGTATGGGAGATTGTGGAGGACCACGACTACCCCTACATAGCCCAACTTATAGAGGATGCAAAAGTCCATTTTGAGCAAACCGCGCGGCTGGTGGTGACAGAATACAAAACCGCCCTGCAAGAACTGCTTAACTACACCGGCGGCTGGGATCTGACAGACGAAAGCCACCCCATATACAAAGCCCGCAAACTTTTGGAAAAGGTGCCAGCATGACCGACTACAGAGACGAATTCCCCGACTATGACGACACTTTGATTTTGCCCGAGGGGTGGACTGATGTGTCGTGGCACAACGATGCCTGTCCCAGCTTCGTGCGTAAATTTGGCGATGTTGAGTACCGGATTTTCTGCGACTATGTAGACCCCGACCGGCGCGAAATGCATGGCGCTATGCGCTTTGTGATTTACATCGAAGACGAGGTCAACTACAACTGTATTGGCCAAACCGACACCATAAAAGAGGCCATCGATTGTGTTAACGCAGAGGTGAACAAATGACCATCTATATTTTGCTTGAAGAGGGTGATTTTGTTGCTGCTTACCGCACACGAAAAGAGGCAGAAAAATCTGCTATGGATAACGAGATCCGCAATTTCCACATTATTGAAACAACATTAAAGGGATAAAGCCATGAAAACATACACACAAGACGACATTCACATGATCGCGGAGAACGCCCTTAACGCAGCCATTTTGTCCATTCAAGACAAGCTTGGACAGACGGACGGCGGCATCGCTGGCATTTATTTCAGCGGACACAGGGAAGAAGTAGCTTTGGATATTTTGAAGTCATACATTCAAACCGAAATTAACTTTGCCGGCCATCCTGCATGAGGGTGCTGGTAGCCTGCGAATATTCCGGCGTCGTCAGGGACGCTTTTACACGCGCGGGGCATTACGCAATGTCCTGCGACTTATTACCGACCGAGCGGCCAGGTTTTCACCACGAAGGCGATGTTTTGCCATTGCTGAGTCAGGGTTGGGATTTGCTAATCGCATTCCCGCCCTGTACACACTTGGCCGTCTCAGGTGCCGCGCACTTTGCTGCAAAGCAAGCCTCGGGAGTACAGCAAGAGGCGCTCGATTTTGTGCGCCAGCTACTTGAAGCGCCGATCCCCAAGATCGCGCTTGAGAATCCTGTCAGCATTATTTCATCCCGCATACGCAAGCCCGACCAAATAATCCAGCCATACGAATTCGGCCACGATATCAGCAAGCGCACCTGCCTATGGCTGAAAGGCTTGCCCAAGCTGGTGCCGACCAAGTATGTGGAGCCACGCTTGGTGACCACGCCGTCCGGCAAAACAGCGCAGCGGTGGGGTAACCAATGTGATAACTTTGGGCATGATAATTTGCCGCCTTCGGCCGACCGCTGGAAAATTAGAAGCACAACACACCTAGGGATTGCCGAGGCTATGGCCGATCAATGGTCTAAGCCCGCACAGGCTGAACTCATATGAAAAAAACCCAATCCCTGTTTGCAATTTACTTGCTGGAGGACGAAGACGGCAAAGTCACAGTTAATGTTGACTCTGTCGGCTTCGGTGCGAACTGCTCCACCATAGGCATGGAGCTTGTCACCCAGCTACTCTCAGCGGAGATTCTCAGCAACGGATACCTGACTGTCGCCGTGCCGGTTGAGTCTGACCAAATTCAATAACGGAGTCAGGCTTTGGGTAAACTTGAATAGACCGACGCGCATATGGAAGTCGTTGGCATCTTCCCCAACCTGTTCGCTCATCCAATACGGCCATCCTATTTCCTTGGCCACCCTTTCACCGGTTCCGCTGGCATCGTTGTCCGCAATTACAAGACCACGCTTGCCCTCGGCCACGCGCTTCATATTCCCAGCACTAAAGCACACATGGATTGTGTATGGCCGCTTCAAACTCTTCATGGCCTTTTGGATTGACATGGCCGTGGCAAAGCCTTCGCACAGGATGTTGTCACCCTTGTTGTCTATGCAGAATGTGGCGCCAGACGTGCGCTGACCATAGAGAAACTTCTTGTCGCCATCAGGCTTGATGAGCTGGCACCCAACCATGTATCCGTCTGCCCACATCGGTATCACAAGGATCTGCTCGCCGTCCTTGATCCACACCCTGCCCCAGTCATCAGGAAAACCCTTGGCTTTGAGGTAGTCATGCTTGGCCAACACAGTCTGCTCAAGGATTGCCTTGGCCTTGGCCGCGGCCTCCGCCTGAGCCTTGCGCTTAAGCATTTCCGCATCCCTAGCAGCTCGCGCAATACGCGCAACATCGATGTTGACCGGTGCATCTGTATGCCACACAGACACCTCGGTATCGGTTGCATGGTTCTGCACAAAAGCATGGTCACCCATGAACTTCACAGCACCATTGCGAGACTTTGGGTGATCGGTGGTTGGATACCGCTTCCAAATGCCTATGGGCGGCGCATGATTGATGACGATGCCATGCGCGGCGCAGAAATCCAAGAAATTCATGCTTCCTCCCTCTCGGCCAAGCCCCAAATCTTGTAGCCAGCACAGTCTGTTGCGTGATATTTGCCGTCGGCTCCAATTGCAGCATCATTCAGGGCGTGGGCATCAGGGTGCCTATCATGGCAGGGAAACCCGCCGGACGCTTTGATTTCATCGTACATACTCCGAAGGATATGCCTATGCATGGCGGGAGTGGTTGGTTTGCAAGGGCAAAGCTCACATGGTTGGCTTGTTTTCATCAGCGCCTCTTCATTTGTCGGATGTATGCCTTGACCCGCGAGTCGATGAACTTAATCACCTCGGGCGTGGGCGTTGCGGTGGATTGGACAAGGCCGCGAGGCCATACCCCAAACTTGTCTTTGTATGTGTGTGCCGCACGACCTGGTGACCATCCGGCGTGTTGGACATACCAGTTGAGCTGTGACCACCATTGCTGTTTGTCGGGCATAGACTGGGTGCCGCGTGACAATTCCTGCATCACGCCAGCTACCGAACTGACTGTATTCCTGCGCTCTCTGACATGGCCGCAATGGCTGCAAATGTCCAACCCTTTAGGCCATAACGATTTGCACTTGGGACACTTGGCGTCCTCCTTTTCCCGCTCGGTCGGCTCCTTTTTGGGCTTCTCTTTGCCGTCGTCCAGCTCGTTCACGCCGTTATCAAAAACATCATCCCATTCATTCCTGAAGCGCAAGTAATTGCCGGAATGATCCAGCCATAGGGCAAATGGCTTGTCCTCGGGGTTGCCCATGTTGGCGCGCATGACCCGCCCCATCTGCTGGATATGGGAAGACAGAGACTTGCTGAATGGCCGTGCCGATACGCCGATCATCACGTCAGGCACGTCAAAGCCTTTGGTTAGGATGTCCGTGGCGATCAGGCCATGGATCTCTGTATCAGGCTTGGCAAACTCCGCGATCACATCCTTTTTGAACTGCTCGTCGTCGCGGTAACTGAGCGCCACAAAGTTGTAGCCCGCCTCTGCAAACTTCTGCGACAAGCTCGCGCCATGAGCTACCCCTGAGCAAAACACAATCGTCTTGCGCGGCTTCCCAAACACCTCCATGGTCTTGGACTCCCACTCGGCCACCACGTCGCCTGTGATCTTAATGCCCCTCTCGCTGGCCTCGGCTTGGCTCCACTCCCCTGCCACCTTCTTGGCACCGGTCATGTCGATTTCCTTGGCGACAAATACCTTGAGCGGCACCAGCACCTGCTTGTCAACCAAGTCCTTGGTCGTAACAGTTGAGATAACGTTATCGTAGATCTTGCCCAGCCCCTTTGTGAATGGCGTAGCAGTCAGGCCAATTACCCTGATATGAGGATTGTTTTTGATGAACTCGATAGTCTGATCGCGGGTTTGGTGAGCCTCGTCCACGATCAAAAGGTTCAATCCTGGGAAGTCCCCGCGCTTTTCCAGCGTCTGCGCTGAGCACACTTGGATACGCTCATACGGACGATAGCGCCAATGCGTAGCCTGCATAACACCATGCTCGATGTTGTACTTGTCCAGCCGCTGGCTTGTCTGATCGCATAGCACGACACGATCAAGAATCATGGCTGCTTTGTTGCCTTTGGCGCGAACCGCCTCAAGCAACGCAATAGCCATCTCAGTCTTGCCTGCACCCGTAGGTGCATACAAAATCTGAGCCCTTTTGCCCGACGCAAACCCCTCTCGGAGAGCGTCGAGCGTCTCGGCCTGATAAGGCCGTAGCTCTAGTCCCATTTGGTACTCCTGTCGAAATTAACTCTTCGACTTAAGCTGCTTTTTTAAGCTGACGCTGGAGCGCAGCCACTTGCTTCATCAGTTGCGCATTCTCGTTTTGAAACTGATCGCGACTTAATTTTACAGTCTTCAGCTCCATGTGCAAGCGTTTATTTTCCTCTCGCAATTCATTGATGATTGCCTCTGCCGCCGTTGGATCTGATGCCCCGCCGACAGCCAGTTGATCCTTCAACTTCTCGTTCTGCTCAGTCAGGTCGGCAATGACTTCATCCTGCATATCGTGGGCAAACTCATCGGGTACTTCTTCCTTGGCTACAGCCTTCAGGCGATCCCCGATCTTTGGCTTGGCGGTGACGCGAGTGCGGGTGTGTACCGTGCCGTCTTTGGCCTTGTACTTCACCACGTCAGGGGCAATACCCTTGCGAACATTGGACACAAACGGCTGAGATACCCTGCATTGGCGGGCAATCTCTGAATCGCTCCAATCGCTCCACTCAAAATCATCGAGCAATACCGTTACCGACTTGCGCTTGTCGGCATTGGTGCGTGGCAGGCCGTGGTCTGGATTGGCTGCGGTAGAGGCCAAGATGGCGTCTCGCAGGGTGCCGCTGACAATCTCTGCCTCAATCGATGTCTTGCCATTCTTTTTGACGGCAAAGTACCGGTGGAATCCATCAACCAGGTAGCTCTTCACGCCGTCAGTTATGACTTTAACTGGCGGAAACTTGTCCCCGTTATTCATGTCCTCCGCATAGCGGGCGATGGCCTCTTCGTTGATTGCTTCGCGTGATTGTGTTCCTGCATCAATCGTTAGTTTTTCTATGTTGATAAGCATTGTTTTTCCTTTTGGTTGTTAAAAATTAGAATGTCCGTTCTTGGCATTCGTGGCTCTCTCCATCGCGTTTGGCCAAGAACACAAGCCGGCATTTAGTGCAAGCCCATGCGGTGCCAACCGCGACAATGGTTCTCTTCTTCTCATGCAGTCCCATCACCCTGCCAAAGAATGTGCGTATGCGCTCAAGCATTATTCTTTCCCTCTCCAAATTCTTATTGCCCTCTTGATTGCGTACCACAAGCTCCTACGCATAAGCTGTTTCTTTAACTGCTCGTTCTCCAGCAATAGCTCGCTGTTGTGCATGGACATTAGATTCCATGCTTTTTGAATTGCTTCGTTATCCATTCTGTTGCTCCTTCCATCGTCTACACAAATCTTTTGCCGTCTTACTCTTTGGCTTCCTGTCGCACATGGCGCTGATGGATTTCTCCTTTGCCTTTACTTGCAACATGTGTGGCGTGACTGGTGGCGGCGGTTCGGGGAAGAGTCCGTTGTATCCCACTGTGCCCAACACTGCGCTCAGGATGAGCTTGTCAATCATGTGTTCTTCTCCTTGAGTTTGGCTTCTACTGCACGAGCAAACTCTATCCATTTGCTCCCATAAACATTGTTTAAGTCAAACATATCTAATGTTTCTTCGGTGGTCAGCCCTACCCATGTGCGCTGTGGTACTTTTTCAGGACAGTCTTCACACTTCGCCGTGCAGCCGTTCATCTTCATGCACCAAGGCTCTTGGCTTTCCAACTCTGCAATGGCTTTCTTGCCTGCTTGGATGGCTTGTTTACATTTGTCAATGTAAGGCTTGTCATCACTCAACGCACATTCCAATGCCTCTACCATCTCTTTCAATACTTCAATCATGCTTGTCCCCTTGCTCTGATTTTTTTCACGTACTCTGGCAAAAGCCACGGCTCTACCATCTGAGCAATTGCCTCACGTTCAGCTTTTACTGCCCTGTTAACCAACTCCACCAAGTGCGGCGTTGATACCGTCCAAGTGGTGAACTGCTGGTTGCCAGCAATGACGTTGTGCAACTCTTTAAGAACCTCATCTTGTGTCATGCTTGTCCCCTTGCTCTGATGGCATCTGCACAATCAATGCAAGTCACATCCCACATTGACATATCTGTGTTGCTGTATGTGTCGGGTGCTGGCAATTCATCACACAACTTTGCACAGGCTTCACGCTCTTTGGCGGCTGCCAGTTTGGCAAAGCGTTCGAGAAATTCGGTGGATTGAGTGCCGACCCAAGTTGTCCACCCGTGGCCTCCAACGTCAGACCCTCCGGCCTCTCTTACCATCTCAAGGATTTCATCTTGTGTCATACGTCCTCCTCTGCGTGTTCAAACAGGCGTTGCTTCAGCCTTTCGATTCGGCGACTGTTGTATTCGATAGTGGCATCTGCGTACTCAGCGGCAGTCTCAGCTTCCAGCTTGCGTAGGTACGCCTCTTGCAGTTCCGTGTAAACAACTTCGTAGATGGTCTTTGGTCTAAGAATATCCTTGATGTATTTGATTGTGGTTTGTCTGAATGTCATAGCTTCTCCTCGTATTCCCCAAGCGCCGCATTCCATCCAGCCGCCGCAAACTGTTTGGCTATAGGCTCAAGCCAGCGTGTACCAAACTTCCATTCAAAACGATTGCTCCACCAATGTTCAAATGTCATAGCTTCTCCTTGAGTTGTTGATGTATTTCATTGTGAACATCAACGTACATCCGTGCCCATTCTTGAGGAGATACACCCGCCTTGCGCCCAGCTTCACTCACTGCGATCATTGCCTCAAAAAACTTGTATCTCTCTTTTTCGGGTAGTGCTTTGATTCGTTCTTGGAATGTCATAGCTTCTCCTTCAAATAAAACTCCATTGCAATACGGTATGGGTCAAGCAAAGGCAGAGGGCGATCGTTGAAGAAATAGTATTTTGGCTTGCTCTCATCTACGCTGGTAACAACTGTCCCATCAACAACGTGGTGATACCTTGTTTCTTCAACCCGAATGGCGTAGCCCTCTGCCCTTGCCACAGCCAACTTCAACTCAATACTTCCAATAGGAACATAGTTCTTGATGGTGTCGTCTTTTTCAATCAACTCATTCATAGCTTCTCCCCCATCTTGGCTTGCAACTCATCCATCTTTGCTTTCAGCTTGGGGGCGTATTGACCTACGCTGATAAGCGTTGACTTGATTGCATTTGGGTGATAGCCATGCTCTAGTTGTTGACGCAGTTCAAGATGTGCTGACCCAAGCAGTGCATAGATTTCATCTCGTTCTGCTTTTAACCTACGCACATCTCCCTCCAACCCCCTAATCACAATCTTGAACGCCTTGGCTTCGCATTGATTCTTGCAGGTGTCAGTCATTCGTCATCCTCCCTTGTCCATGCAAGGACGGTATAAATCATTGACCAAGGTAAGAACTTGGTGCAGCTACAACACCACACCCATTGTTTATCTTTGCTCAAACGCCACAGTGAGCGTTCCGGTGATTTTTTGTTGTCATACTCAAGTAGCCAAATCATCGTCATCCTCCCCGTCCATACTTTCTTGTATCAGTTGTTGCTTGACCAACTCCAACACGCCAATGACTGTTGACATATACATCGACTCGTCATACTTGTGAATGAGCGCCAGCAGTTCATCAACCAATCCGTTTGCCAGTTTGCCTTGGTCAAGAATCATGCTTCCCTCGCTCACTTAAGTGCGCTAGAAATCTTGTTGAGCTTGCCTTCCTTTTCCAGCTCCGCAAGTGTTGACATGGCCGTTGCCGCCCGCTCCAACAAAGAAACGTAACGCTCTAGATTAGAAAAGTTTGCAGTCTTTTCGACCTTGGCCAAGCCGGAGGCCAAATCATCTGCCGCCTTGCGAACGCTGCCCGAAACTTTTTTAATGTTGGCTTGCAGCTCATCTGTGGTGGTCATCAGGTTGCTGGCGCTGCGCTTGAACATTTTGTCGGCTGTGTCTGCAATCTCTGTCGCTTTTTCATAGTCTGTTGAAATCATTTTTGCCTTCCTTGTTAAATATTTGCCTGATTCAGTTGTTAGTTCTTTTGCTATTGCTTCTGTAACTCTTTTGACGCTCCAACCAGGACCGTCTTTGTCAATCACATCCGGCCTTGCCTGCAAAAAGTTTTGGTGTACGCCGATGGACATCATTCCAACACTCCCTTTTCTTTTGCTAAGGCTTCCATTGCCTCAATCTTTGCATCTAACAAAGCATTTTTATATCTGTCAGTTAGAAGATCGCCATGCCTTTGATAGCCTTCAAGCGCTTTAAGCAGACGATCTAAGGCCGCTTCTATTTTCAAGGCTCGACTCATTTCTTCAGCCTCCTGATATAGATTGCAAACGAACTGATGGTGTCGGGCCCAAAACCTGCCAGCTTCTCAATGTGTTGGGCCACTTCTTCGATGGCATCGTTACGAATGCCGCCATTCATAATTCTTGTTACATCAGATTGAGTCTGCTTTTGCATTCCATCAATAAACCCATTCTCATACCCACGCTGGTACTCCGTAAGGGTATGAACAGCCGCCATCACCGACTCCTTGCGCTGCTTTGCTTGTCGTTCAATCTCGTTGAACGCTTCATCTTCTTCAGTCATGCCGCCTCCCTGATGAAAAATAGTTTTGCCATAGTCTCAAACTCAGCCATCTGCGCCTTGGTGTAAATCTCTGCATCCCTCACCCCCGCAATGATTGTTGTGTAAGCCTTCTTCAAGCTCCAGCCATTACGCACAGCCTCTTGCACAAACAAAGGCCAGTTGACAGTCTTACCTGCTTGGTCTATCCGCATCAGTGCCATTTCAAGAGGTAAGCCGTTCTCTGCATACAGCCTAAATAACTCTGCGCCGTCAAAGAATTTTTGATCAGTCATGCAATTCTTTCGCTAATAGTTAGTTTGAAAACTTGCCAAGGTTCGGGTCTTTCTTTCCAGTGGTCAGTATTAAATCCCTTCGGATACTCTTCCAGCCGAACATCCATGTTCGCTTTATGCCCGAGTGCCGCCGCTTCCGTGAAAAACAACAAACCTTTTGGATTGGGGTCGCTTGGCGAAATCGCTACAAACCCTTGATGGTCGGGAATTCTTGGGTCTTTAACCAACTCAGTCATCATCGCCTCCGTTCTGCATAGTGAATATCGCCCAACCAATCATGGCGCATATAAAGACAAACAGTATCGCGCCCAGTGCCAGCATTGCTGTCATCACAAGAATCCCTGCAATCATTTCTAACATGTGTTCCTCCATAACGTTATCGTCCATTCTAGCCATCTCCGAAGCTATGTCAACAGGTATATTACTACACAACCTATCAGCCATATCATACAGCAAAAAGAACCCAACCCGTTGACCCTCCCTCCCCCAAGGGGCGCAGAGTCAAGGCTCTTTACCAAGGCACTATGTCGGGTGTTAACCAACTACGGGTAGCCATCTCCGCCCTCCCCTGGAATCCCGATCCTCCGAGCTCTCGCCTGTTGGTCGATCATCTCCCAGCCAGTGGGGTATGTGTCATGAATGACAGCCTTGTATATCCCTTTCGCTTACGCTACTTGGGGGTGCGGGTCACACCGAGGTTCTGTCTTTTCTTCCACGCGGGCGATACAACCCCTTACTGCGGATGGAGTCCGGCTGGGTTGTGGAGGCACAAATAAAAAAACCGTTAATGAAACCCCGGTGGAAGAACCCAAGTCTTGTGGACAGAGGCTACCCCAAAGGGGTCGGGATTTCATTAACGGCTCTCATCGCTGCGGCTTCCACACCTAGCTGGATCGGATTTTACACAAATTTCAGACTGTGTCAAACGTTGTCATGTATAAAAAATGGGAAATTTTGTACATGTGTCAAACATCATGTCTACTTATTGCCGGTTTTTAATCACCACAGAAACAGGCAATAGCCTCATCGTCGAACGCAAACATATCGGTTTGCTGCTTGGTGTATTCCAGCATGGACGCGTAGGATGGCCGGTCTTTACGAAACACTTCACCATCTTTAATATGAGCATTAGTGATTGAGCTTTCCTGTGCCGCCCACCAAATTGCCCGCTCTGGCTTTTCTGAAATTAAAGACATGATCGACGACGCGCCCTTGAGGAAGCAGAGGTCGCAGTTTCCGTGGTACGTGACCCCGTCTATGTTGGGCAGCTCAAGGTCAAAATCCCGCGAACGCCAGAAGTCGGCCACATCATGTTTACTGACGCTGGCCGTAGCCAAAGGCATAAACCTGGTGACACCTTTGCGGCCATCGGAAGGGTTTGCCCTGATCTTTGACACGCGGCGCGGCTCATCTGCCCGAATGCCAATCAGGTTATCCCATTCCGTCCAACCTATAGACTTGAGATACCGCTCAAAGGTCAGGATCTTTAAATCAACCGTGCAGAATCTAGCAATTGGGTTGGGCAGGTAGTTTTTCTTTTGAATCAACGCCTCGAACGGCTCACCGTTGCGGCTGGCCGTCTCAAAGGTAACAACCTCGAATGGCACCTCGGCATTGCGGTATTCCAACCAAGTGATGGGCACATTCCAGCGAACGGCGCATTCATTTACAAACCGTAAGGTGGCGTCGTCTTCTTTACCGGTGTTGGCAAACAACACAACGGCGTCCGCCGGCAGGCCATCATTGGCCTCCAATACCCGCCACAGCATATAGGCAGATGTCCGCCCGCCAGAGAATGAAATGCAGGTAGGACTGTCTATTTTGAATGGGTTCATGTGTTCCTTGTAGGTTGTCGGCTACTCGCTGCACTGCTTACTATGCGCTTCACTTCAGAGTCACGCAGCATCCGCTTTCACCAACACGGCTGGGGACTGCACTTACAGTGAGAACTCGTCCCACGGCTTTGCAACGCCTCAATCCCCATGCGTCTTGATGAAAAAGGTGGGGTCACCAGGACCCCACTAAGAGGAACACATGAAAAGCGGCAACTGCTTACCGCCCCTTCATTTTATACCTTCCAGCAGCTCTAGCGCATCCTCCACAGATTTAACTACCATACAAAGGCCACCTTCCCACTCATCAAAGAACTTTTTCTCTGCTGGCGTAAGCGTTCTAGCCGATGGCGGCTTGTTTCCATCCTTGACTTCCAACAGGATCGTCTCCCCCCTAAACCCTACCAACAAGTCAGGTATACCATCGCCTTGACTGATGACTCTGACAGTAGCGCCGGCCTTACGCAGCGCGGTAACTATGTCGTTTTGGTTGTCGTCAATCCTGTTTGCTCGTCTCATGGCTGATACTATATCACATATGTTGACAGGTGTGAATTAACCTGTTACATTCCTCTTCCCATTAACTGTTAGGAGAAGAGATGAACTTCTGTCCCGATTGCGGAGTACCCAACCCCTCTGACATTCACACCTGTGTGGAGTACGAGAAAAAGATCAAGCCTGAATTGACGATTGAACAAGAGGTTGTGATTCTCAGAGAGATGATTGGCGAGCTGCAAGCCAAACTGCGAGAGCTGGAACTGTGCGCAGCATAGACCCCGAAGACGCCTACGAAGAATGGCGCTTACAAAGAGAGTTTGAAGAATATCAAAAAAGAAAGGCCATCGACAAGATGGGAACATTTAGGATCACAGATGAAAATTACAAACAAATACAACTTGCCCGACACGATTCTGAACGTGTTGGATCGCCCGACCTACAGCAAGGGGAAGGCACACATCTCAGCGACGGAGTTGCTGAACAGTCCTCGGATCGTTCAGCTTAAGCGCAAGTACTGGGAGTTCATTGAGACAGACGCCAGCGAAATGGTTTGGGCGCTGTTCGGGTCAGCAGTCCATAACATTTTGGAGCACGGCAAGGGTGAGAACCACATTGTTGAGCAACGCCTTGGGACTGACATTGACGGCTGGCGCTTGAGCGGTGCCATCGACTTACAGGAAGAAGACGAAGACGGCATCGGCATCAAGGACTACAAGGTGACCGGCGCTTGGTCGGTGATGAATGAGAAGCAGGATTGGCACAACCAGCTCAACGTCTACGCCTACTTGGTAGAGAAAGAAGCCAAGAAGAAAGTCAAGTCTTTGCAGATCGTGGCCATCGTCCGAGACTGGGCGGCGCGCGACACAGTCAAAGAAAACTATCCTCAGTCACCCATTGCCACCATTGACATCCCTCTATGGCCAATGGATCAGCGAGAGCAGTACATCAAAGACCGCGTCAACCTTCACAGTGCAGCGCACTTTGAGATGGAGACAAACGGAGAACTGCCATCATGCTCAGAGGAAGATATGTGGGAAAAGCCCACATCCTATGCCGTCATCAAGGTTGGCGGCGTAAGAGCCAAGAGCGTTCACAAGACGCTTGAAGACGCTCAACACGCCCTCAATCAGTTGAAGGGATACAACTTGGAAGTCCGACAAGGCGAGCGTACACGTTGCGCAAAGTACTGCCAAGTCAGTGAATTCTGCACTCAATACAAACAATATCTTGAAACAAAGGAACAACCATGAACTGGGCGGCATTCTTTGGATTAGCCTGCTTTGCCGCATGGCTCACACACATCTTCACTTGCTTTGCACAAAGCTTGTGGGGTTTTCTTGTCGCTGGCGCAATCATGTTCCCAATTGGGATATTGCACGGCTTCTATCTTTGGGTTAATTAAAAAGGAAAAAAATGTCTGTCTATAGAAAACTGCAAGCGGCTCGCCTTGAGTTGATCAACTCCGGCATCAAGAAGACCGGCCATAACTCCTATGGCGGCTGGAACTACTACGAACTGGGCGACTTCATCCCCACAGTCCACAAGCTGTTTGATGCTGCCGGCCTGTGCGGCGTGGTGACGTTTGGCGAAACAGCCACCCTCACCATATACGACACTGAGTTCACCGATCAGAAGATCGAGTTTGCCACCCCCATCGTCTATGCTGAAGCGGCCAAGGGTCAGCCCATTCAGATGCTGGGCAGTACCCACACGTATTTGCGTCGCTACCTGTGGCTGCTGGCCATGGAGCTGGTTGAGGCTGACGCGGTAGATTCTGCGCAACAACAGGAACATGCTGCGCCAATCAAGATTGCACCAAAGCCTCCAGCCAAGATTGAGGGTAAAGAGGGTGCGTGGCAACTGAAGATCAAAGCAGACCCCGAGGCCGATCTGCAAGACTGGATTGACACCGTAAAACAGGCGGTTGGGATTATGCTTGGCACCGCCAAGAACGAGAAAGATGTAATGGACATCTTCAAGAACAACCGCGTCATCTTTGACCGCCTCAAAGCGGACAGCGTTGACGATCATGTTTCTGTGATGGCGGCATTCAAGAGTGCAAAAGACAGTTTTAAAAAGGAACCCGCATGAGCAATCAATACCCCAACAGCGGCAAGCTGTCCCACAACAAGTACAAGGCCGAGGGCGACAAGAAGCCCAACTGGACTGGTGAGATCACCATGGATCGCAGCACACTGCGCCAGCTCATGGATGAACACACCGAAGACGACATCGTCATCAAGCTTAGCGGATGGGATATGGCTGGCAACTATGGCCCATGGATACGCGTGTCATGGAACAACTACAAGCCACAGCCAAAGGAAAACCCCTACGTGCCGGCAGCCAAGCCAAAGGCTCCTCCGCAGGCAGAAGCAGATGATTCGGATGACGTACCATTTTAGAATGGTATACTTGAGACATACCTTTCTGGAGATTAGCTATGAAGATATGTCGAGAGTGCAAAACAGAAAAGCCTCTTTTTGAGTTTTACAAACATGCAGCAATGTTGGATGGACACCTTAACAAGTGCATTCAATGTGTGAAAAGCAGAATCAAAAAACATAGAGAGGCCAATTTAGAAAAAATTCAAGCTTATGACAAGGCGCGAGCAAATGCACCGCACCGAGCTCAGGCAAGAAAGGATTACTCAAAAACTGAGGCGGGTAAAAGAGCAAAGAAAAAAGCAATGGATTCGTATCGAGAAAAGTTTCCAATGAAACATGCAGCTCATGTCATAACAAGAAACTACATACGAGATGGGAAGCTAAAGGCAGAAACAGTATGTTCAATTTGTAAATCAACAAAGAAAGTAGAGGCACATCACGATGACTATACAAAACCATTGGACGTTAGATGGCTGTGCGAATCTTGTCACAAAGACTGGCATAGGCACAACAAAGCAATTTACGAATAGACCATGAAGACGAGCCAATTCGAGGCCGTCAAAATGGCCATGAAGCAAGACAGGACGGGATACGTTCTGACCCTGTCTCTTCACCCCGACGACGTGCCCGACGAGATCTTGCGAGACTTTGTTGGTGCGCGATACCAGGTTGTGATGGTGCGGCTAGGGGGTACCGATCAACCCATGATTCGGGAGCAGGAATACGCTCCTGATCCGGTAAAGATTGCCGGCATTCTTTGCCGCGACGTGGACTTCCATAAGTTCTTGGTGGAGACTGGGAACATCTTGGAGGCCACCGAGAAAGATACGATTGACTGGATGCGCAATGAATTTGGTATTGCCTCCCGAGCGGAGCTGAAGACAAACACTGAAGCCTCCCGCCACCTTTTCACCATTAACGAGGAATTTAAAGCATGGAAGCGAAACGTTTAATACCCTACTCAGTTCATTTGCGAGAAGACATTTACAACAAACTCAAGTTAGCAGCCGGCGAACGCAAGGCATCTTCTATGGTTCGCGATGCCATCACCATGATTATTGAGGGGGATGATGCCTACACCAGCGGCTACAACAAGGGCTTGCAGGATGCCATCAAGGTGATCGAATCTGATTCGCTGGCTGCCGGTGTAACCGTCAATGATCGCAACGTGGCAGAGGGCTTGGTCGCAAGCGTTAATTGCATGATTGTCAAGAAGGAGAAGACCCGTGGCACGAAAAAAACCCGAGGGAATTGAAGCCTTAGCAGCAAAGCCTGAGCCGCCATCCATTCAAGAGATTACCATGCTGGACTGGTTTGCGGCCTTTGCCTTGATGAGCGTAGGCCCCGATGTACATAGCGCAACGGCAGCGTCTAGGGCTTTTGATAGGGCAGAAGAAATGATGAAACAAAGGGAAAAACGATGATGGCATTTCCAGACCCACACAGGACAGACATTAAAGGCATGACCTTGCGCGATTATTTTGCGGGGCAAGCCCTACAAGGGGCCATAGCACATGGTTTATTTAATTCAGAAAAGGCTGAAAAAGGCTACCCTGAATACTTGGCATTCTTGGCTTATGCCTATGCAGACGCAATGCTGGAAGCGAGGGGGATCGATGCCTCGACCAAAGTCTGAATTAACCAAGAGCGGAAAGACAATTGGAGTTCGAGTGACGCAAAGAGAGTACGAAGAGTTTATGAGGCTGGGAGGTAGCAAGTGGCTGCGCTATCAATTGGCCTTCAATTTGGAACACAAGAACCGTCATGAGCAAACAGCTAAAACGTTATCTCAATGAAGTTGCCGATCTAGGGTGCATCCTATGCCTGCACCTTGGATACGGCCCCACGCCACCACAGCTACACCATCCAAGGAATGCTGCTGGCGGCGGAGAAAAAGCCTCTGATTGGTTGGTAGTGCCACTCTGCCCAGAACACCATACAGGCAAGTCCGGCCTGCACGGACTGGGCGGAAGTGGCTTCTACACCCGCTACAACCTTACCGAATGGAACCTTGTAGCGTTAACTATTGAGTATCACCACAAGTCCAAAAGTTAGAACTTGTAGGACAGTTATCCCATAACGTTATGGAGCTGCCTGCTTCTTGATGGCCTTGCGGGCTGCTTCAGCTTGCTCTGCCACCGAGGACATGAGCTGTCTGAGACGGTTGATTTCGTCTTTCTTCTCTTCCCCCGTCATGGCTGTGTACGCTGGGTTTGAAACCATTTGAATCTGTTGGCGAATGTTGGCCAAGTTCTTGGACGTCTTGTCGTAGAACTTCTGCAAGCTCACCTCGGTACCCTTTTCCTCCAACAAATCCAAGACCTTTTCAGACTGGCCAAGCTCAGCGTAGTGACGCATGTCGGCATAAGCCTGCTGGATCTTTTTATTGTTTTGGTAGAAGTCAGTCAGATATGTGGACTGGTTTGTTGGCAGGTTCTCTATGAATCCCAAGGACAGCATCTTGGTCTTGTTGACGTCAGGATACACGCCGTCATTAAATGGCTGAACGGCATAGCCTGAAGACGCTGCGATGGTGCCACCCAGCCAGCCCATGTAGGCGCGGATCATGTAGTCGATTTGGATTGGAGACAGCTCTGTTGACTCTCCGGTAACCGTAGACATGGCCTTGCTTACGGAGCCCAGAGCTACTGCTATGGGGCTTGTGGAGTCTGTTTTGCGTTCCTGCTTCGACAAACGCTCCATGCCGGCAGTCTCGATTGGCGCACTGGTGAACGGATTCTTGTTGGCGTAGATGTCGACCATTGGCTTGAAGAGCTGCGGCACAGGGTTCATGGAGAATGTCTGCCACACCATGCGACCCAATGAATCAGTGAAGCGCGATGTCTCAACATCCTTGTCGACCATCTGCTCAACAGTGCGCTCCACCAAGGTGGCAATGGCGCCAGTCTCGAACGGCTTGGGCACGCGGATGGCAATGTCGGTGCCAGGTATCTTGCCCCACCAGAATGCATCACGATCCCACTGCTCGCGCTTCTTGAAGTCTTCGTCGTCCTTGTTGGCCAAGTACAGGGCAATTGACGCCAAGGCCACCGCACCTGTAACGGAGACAAACGACTTGGTCTTTTGAGCATCAGTTTGATCGATCTCTTTGCCGGTGATGCTGTTGTAGAACACCCGCACGGTAGGCACAACGCCATCCCTGCCCAGCTTGTACAGACCCTGTGCGCGGGCATTGAAGAACGGAACAGTGGCAGCCACAAAGCGAATGGCATTGGAAGATCCGGAGGCGGAGAAGTTCAACAAGTCGCGAGCGGCAAAGCTTGCTTCCAAGTGAGTCTTACCGCTCTCCATCAATTGCTTGTACAGGGCAATCCTGTTTGCATTCTCAGCCTTGTTACCCAAGTCCTCGTAATAGCGCCACGACTTAGTAAACATGCTCTTGACCTTTTCGGGAGTATCAAGAATAGTGGCCTCGTCTACACCGCGATCAATCAACTTTTTAATTGCTTGCGCACGATCACCCTCTAGCACTGTGCCAAAGTTAAATACAGCGCCGCCAGCCAATGCTGATCTGTAGATTGGAGAGCCCCTGCCTGAGTCATACAGGCCGCTATACACGTTCTTCACAAGGTTGCCACTCAAGTCCGACAGTGCGGCAGACTGGATGGATTCCCTGATTAAGTTGTATGCCTTGAATGTAGGAGACATCGTCACACCAAAGCGCAACAGGTCTTTGAATGGCCGCATGATATCCACAGCAAGGCCGCGTGGGCCTAGCTCTGTAATCATGCCAATCGACTCAAGCAACAGCGGGTCATTGATATGGTGATAGGTGGTCACGCCATCGACCTGCGTCTTGACGATATCTTTGGAACCTGGCTTGGACTCGGTCATGGATACCAACTCATCTTCGCCGGCTGCGTTTGCGCGAACCTGAACTAGCTTGCCGTCGCCAACTATGTTGCCCGTAATAGAGTTAACCACGCGGCCATTCTTACCGTCCGCATCAGTCCTCCACTCCATGCCGGGCTTGAGCGCAGGCACAACAACAGCCTGCTCGCGGGCATCTTCCAAGATAGTGTTAGACGCTAAGTTCTTCATGGACGCAGACAGGATGTGGCTCCAGTTGCGCAAGGTGTTCTCCATCAGGTCGCCAAACGGCTTGTCGCTTTGGCCTTTGAGCATCTTGGAAAACTGCTGATTGGACAGGCGTGACGCCGTACGGATGGATTCGAGTTGGCCATCTTCCATCGCCCGATAGAACGGGATGTAGAACATGTCGTTTGAAAAGCGTTGATAGGCTTGACGATCAATCAGGCCATTCATCAGCGCCACATTCAGCACCGACCTGTTCAGCGCCATTACGTCTCTACGGGCTTGCTCATAGACCTCTGCGCGTGGCCGACCATTGATAGTTCCCTTGACGAAGTCATTCTTCTTGGCAACCAAGTCATCCAGTCTTGAAGAGCGCTTCTCGTCAGGCAGATTTGCTTCGCGGCTCAGTGCCATCCAAACTTGCCAGCGATCCAGCTCCTGCCCCAAAGGCTTGACCGAATCAATGAAGCCCTTCTTGTTCTCGTCAGCAATGACATCAAGAGCGCCTTGGTTCATGGTCACATGGCCGTGATAAAGCAGGTTCTCCAACGCTCCGCCGGTATCTTTGGACAGCGTGGCCTGCATGTGCCCCATAGGTGAGTAGGTCTTGGCTGAGCGGAATTCATCCACAGTCTTTTGGGCAAGCCACTCAAACGCTCGGCCTTTGTTTTGCTCCATGCGATCAATGATCGTCAGGTTGGGCGCAAAGAAGTTCTTGTTGACATCGGCCACGACATCTTCATCCAAGCCTTCAAATGCCTTGACGTTCATGGGCGCACGCGTTTGCAGCACCTCTTGCGCTTTGGCCTTAATCGTTTCCTTCATGAAGTTCAATTCCATCTGGTCTGATACCAGTGGCATTTGCATGCTTGTGTCTGGGGTTGCGTCAATCGCAGCATCGGTAACGCGATCAAGGTATTTCTTGAGCGTTTCGTTGGGCAAGTACTTGGAGCCGCGCAGCTTGGCATAGAACGCCTTCATGGCAGCGCCCAGCTTGGCAAAAAACTTCTCGACAACGGTCAGCGGCTTTTGTTGGGTAGTTGCCCACTTGGATACTTGGTCTGCGTACCACTCAGCAAACGATGACCAATATTGTTGGTAATTAGAAACATTTTCAATTGGCATGTCTGGCGCAACAGTTGTTTTACCAGTGGCGCGCGCACGCAATTCTTGCACGTACTCCGAAGCAGACATGCCTTTGGTTTTCTTCAGCCAATCACTATAAGCAACTTTGATGGCGTCCTTGGTTGATTTGCTTGCATCGTTGAACACCTCTTTCTCGTGGATGTGTCCAAGCTCATGAGCCAACACCTCAAGCAGTCTGGCCTTGCTTTGCTTGGGCTTAAACGCAATAACGTAATCCCCATTCTTCAGGCGCTGAGCATAGCCACCTGCCTCGTGCAATGAGCCTGCGCCAATGGTTGCTTGCTCGCCGGTAAACATCAAGCGGTTGGCAGCAGTATCCTCTACGGTGGTGAGATAGATATTGTTGTCCAACTTGAGCATCTTCTTCCAGCCGGCAAAAATGCCAGCTATCTCAGGAGAAATGCTTTGTGAGAACGCTACGCCGTCTTGGTCAAACTTAACGAACGGATCGTTTTTGTATCTTGCCGCGTCTTCAGCTTTCCATTTGTCAATGGCGTCTTTGATTTGAGTCTTTTCTTTTTCGGAAAAGATCTTGCCGGTGTAGTCTTCAATATTCACCAGTATGCGATTGTCCTTTTTGAACGCTCGATAAATTGGCTCATAGTTCAAGTTAAAGTTTCTGTATACCCCGATGTCTCCATCTTGGTAAATGACATCTCCGCCAAATTGTTTGACTGAGTCGTCCTTTTCTTTAATTTGCGCAGGCGTAGCATTACGCTCAACCATGTCTTTCATGTACATGAAATCTTCGCGTTCGCCAAACTTGACGTTCTTGGCCAACAAGAAACGGCCAATCTGAAACACTTCATCAGCAGACAGTACAGGCTTCCTTGTTTCGCGGTCATAGAAGTATGAATGACGCAATGGATCAAGGCTAACTTGAGTCCAAGCTGGATCATTCAGGTGCTTCAGTACGTCAGCATAGACCTTGCCAGGGGACGCGGGCTTCCATATGCCTTCAGCGGTTTGCTGCGGCTTCTTTGTATCCTTGCCCATAGCAATCTTCATTGCCGCCTTTTCAGATCGGATAACAAACTGGACATCAGTTATATGAGCCGCGCTTGCATAGCCGATTGGAGAGCTGGGATCGTTCTCTGGATGGATGGCCACAACGCTACCATTTATACCAAGCGCATCACCTCGATTTAGTGCGTTGATATCCATGCGCAAACCAACCTTGGTGCCGGCAGGTATCACAGGGTTAATCTTTTCCTTTTGCGCCTTATTCAAAACCTTGGCCATTGCATCGGTAGTAAGAGGCGGCTCAGGGTTTGGCACCTTGCCAATTGGCTTGTATGCGTCAACGTACTTGTCGTACTGGGCTTTGTTGATTCGGCCAGCGGCAAGCTCACGCGCAGCCATTACCACCTGTGGGTGACGGCCCCTGATGGGCTTGTAGTCATCGGGGATGGGCAGGACTGGGGGCAGCTCTTTCTCTGCTTTAGGCTCTTCTGGTTTCTTTCCAAATCTTTCTTGCTCGCGATAGATTGCTTTATTGAGAAATTCGCCCTTTTCATTTGCTACCGCATAGCCGTCACTCTCGGGAATTTTTACGGCCTTGTGTTCTTTACCAGTCGCCTTTGTCTCATTCAAAGCCGCAGCTTCTACCATTGCTTTGTCGCGGGTGGTAGAGTCTTTTGAAGGTATAAATCTCTTTAAGGCAAGGTTAATTTCGCCTTTGGCCGTGCCAGTTTCAATAGGCGTTGCATACCAAAGCTTTTTATCCGCATCCCACTTTGCCCCGCGAGCTTTTACAAAATCTTTATCTTTAAATGGAACGAACAAATATGTTCTATCTTCTTGCGGCTCTGCTTTTGGCTCGGGCTTCTTCTCTTCAGGAGCGGCAAAGATATCCTTCTGACCTTGAGAGGCAGCCACATCAGCAGGTCGATTGCTTCCGGTCAGAGTGAACTCACCAACTTCGGCATCAGCCTTGGCCTTAGCCTCTTCCTCTTTGAAAGCTTTCTCTTCTGCTGCGGCACGTTTCTCAGCTTCTGCCTGCTTGGCTCTAACCTCGTCGGCAGTTTCAGTCTTTAGCTTGAACTCTTCTGTTACCGGCTTGCGCACCAGCACCTTGTCATACCCAGCCTCTTGCTGCTCAAAACCTGCCTTTTTGTAAAAGCTTACAAGTTGGGCAAGATCCATAGCGCCAGCCTCTAATGGGGTTGGCTCAACATATAAAGTTTGACCCTTCTTGTCCGCAATATCCATTAAGGTTTTTAAAGCGGCAGCAGCTTTGCCTTGCTTCCTTGCCTCCGGATCAACCATCAATGACTCAATAACGATGTCTTCAGGCTCGCCTTGGAAGACGCCAACATCGCGCTTTCCTGGCTCCGCGTAGATCACCCTGCCTTGACCAAGAGCTATGCGAACACCATCCTTTTCCCATGTTGGGTGCCATTGACCACCCTTATCTACATACACCCTTGGATTTGGCTGCTCTTTTACTCGCGGAACATGCAGTCTTTCAAATCCTTCTTGATCTAAAAAATCAGAAAGTTTCTCAGGCTTTACTTCGCGCTCTGCTGGTTCAGCTTTCGCTCTTTCGCTTGGAGCAGCAGCTCTTTCCTCGCCTTTGGCGGGAGCTTTCTCAGCAGCGAGATCAATTTCTCTTTGCTCATCGGAGGCAATTTGGAGTTCATAGTTGATGTCCTTTAATCCTAGATGCAGATCAATCTGCTTTTCAATTTCATCCTTGGCGTAACCAAGTTCTCTCAGCGCCTGATTGGTTTCTTCGGTGAGGTAATCTTTGCGGCGTAGCTTTTCTTTGACGTGCTCGACCGCATCCTTCAGGTCAAACCCAGGATTGTCATGTCGGTTGTTGTACGGCAGGAATTCATCAAGCTTTCCATCCGCCACGACGTCATCCAAAATAGCTCCGCGTCTTCCAGCCTTGGCGCGCAACAGTCTGTACTCTTTGTCGGGACTGATGTCGTTTACCTCAGATGGATCTAAGGTGCCGCGCAACGCCTGCCACAAGCTCCAGCTACCGCGCTTCTCTTTGTTCATTGCCGCAGTGATGCCCTTTGACTCTTTGAGCATTTGCGCAGTTTCTGCCTCAAACTCTTTTGAGACAGGCATGGGCTTGCCTTCGGTAGGCGTAGCTTCCTGAAACTCAGGAGGCTCTTTGCTCATCAATCTAATTGACAGCTCTTTGGCGCGCTCCTGTAGGGTGGCGTATTCTTTGCCTGCCTTAGAGCGGAGTGACGGCACATTGCCTTTGTTCTCCTCGCGCATCATGGTCATCTTTGCAACCGCGTCAGCGCGCTCAGCCAAAATCCTTTGGCGTTCATCCATTGGCTCAGTTTCGGTTGGCTTGACAACCTCTTCCGAAACAGGCTCTTCCTTGATTGGCAGTTGGGCCTTGGATACACCCTTGGGCGCGGCGGCAGCTTTAGGGGCAGCAGGCTCTTTGCCCTCTGGCGTCATGCCAAGCTGCGTTTCAATAGGCACATACGGCATGAAGCCCAGCTTCTCAAATTCCTTCTGCTGAAGCATTACATTTTGAATTGGGTCTGAGCTGTATTCGGTATTGCGAATCTCGTCGACCTTGGCCTGCAAATCAACTTTCTGCTGGCGCTCCTGATCCGCTTGACTCTCGCGGACATTTCTCATCATTAACTCATTGATGCCACCAGGACCACCCGTGAATCCAGGCGCTTCGGCCATGCGACCTTGGATCTCAGCAGCTTTCATCTGAGCTTGCTGCTCAGGGGTGATGATCTCAATAGGCGGCGCGGGCTCTTGAACTTCAGGCATCTCACCCAGCTTGGCCAACTCAGCAGTCTTGCGACGCTGGTTCTCAAGAGGGTCTGCATGGAACTGAGTCGCCTCAACTTCCTGAATCTTTTCAAGTCTTGCCTGCTCCAATGCGGCAGCTTCAGCCTCACGCTGATCGCGGGCGGCGCTTAGAAGTTCAGCATTTGGATCTGTGACGCCTGTGAACCCAGGCATATTGCGGGCACGCTCCATGGCGGCTTCGCGTCTTTGGCCAGCAGCCAATAACTCTTGTGCCTTGGCATCTTCCGCTGCTTGAATGGCTCTCGCCTCATCGGCCAAACGTTTGCTCTCAGCCCTTTGAGCTGCTTGCTCTTTGCCTTGTTCGCGGGATCTCTCAACATATCTACCAGCAGGAGCCAAGGCTCCGCCCAGTACAGCTCCGCCAACAAAACTGTCAAAGTATTCGTCTCGCGCTTTCTCATCATTGATAGCAAGACCAGCTTGCAACCTTTCCAGAACCTGTTGACCTGCCTCGGTCAAACCTTCCATGCCAGCAGCTTTGCCGGTGGCCAATGTGTAATCAGCCGTGATCTTGCCAACAGACTGCTTTGTAGCGTCTAACAGTAACTTCTCGGGAACCTCTTTGCCGGCGGCGGCGAAGATGCCACGAATACCTGGCAGCAGCCTGAATGCAAACACATCCAATGCGGCCTGTGGGATTGCTGCGGCAGCCGCAGAACCCAACTCTGTTTGTCCAAGAGTCTTGCCCTCTGCCATTTGGCGAGATAGGTTTGAGCCTGTGAACTGAGCGGCAGATGTCAGGCCGGCAGCTATAGGAGCAACAATCGCTGCACTGGGTGCGGCCAAGGCACCAACACCAGCAGCCACGGGCGCGGCCATGTATGGAAGCGATCCACCGAACAATTCAAGAGCCTTGGTTACAGGAGCTTCACCAAAAGTCTCCGTTGGCTTGAATGTCTTTTGTCGGTAGGCTTCTTGTTCTTGGATGTACTTATTGGCCGCAGCCTCATCCATCAAGCCCGTCCTACCCGCAAGGGCGGCAATGTCAGATTTCAGTGAAGCTAGTCCAGCTTTGGACGCAGCTATAAAACCGCTTTCTGGTTTTGGTGCTGCTGCTTGCGCGGCAACGTGACGCTTAACAGATGCAATGAGTGCGCCTTCCGAAGCGTCATCCGGCCCCTCAACATCATAGATCCGTCCGTCCGGGCCTTGTACGCTGTAAATTCGCATCGACAATTCCTAATTATTAGGGTTTAGGTGCAACTTGCGGTCCAAGAACTTTGTATCTGGGGTCTACGCCTGTCTGCCCACTTACTCCGTTGGCCGCCAAATAATCTTCAATCGTAGGATAATCTTTTTTCAGCATAGGATTTTCAAAATATTCTTTTCTGAGCATCGATTCGGCACGAACGTTAGCGCCGCCCGTTTGAGATTCCATGTACCTCTTGAACTTAACGGGGTCAGCTAATATGCGCTCCAATCCAGTGGGCGCATTGGCTGTCATCCTTGTGCGCTCACTAGCTTTATCTTGCTCGTAAATAGATCGCTTGGTTGCCTCAGTTTGCTCAAACTCAGAACGCTTATTGGTCACATAAGCATCAAACATTTTTCCGGCTTGTGTGTTTGCCAAGCCATAAGCCTGCTGCGCACCAGCCAACACATCTTTTTCTGATTGAATAACGGTCTTTCTGACATTAGCTTCAAGCTCTCGCAATTCTTTGGCATTGAGAACCTTCTCGCCGCGACGGGCTTCTTCAATTCGGCCAAACGCATCATCCAATTTATCTTTGGCATCAGATATCTTTTCAACGCCTTGCTGATATGACTTTAATCCCGCAGCTCCGCCGGCTCCAATATTTACAAAAGCGTGAGGGGAAGTTCCTGACATCATGGCCAAGCCGGCCTCTACAAGCGCCCCATAAGGAAGTTGTGCTTCTTGCTTTTCTATTCGACCTTGACGACCCTTAAGCTTTGCTTCGCGCTCTGTATAAGCCTCCCCAAGATCGGCAATATCTTGTCTACGCCGTGCCAAATCTTGCGCAGCATTGGCCTGTTCCATTTCGCCGACAGCACGAATCCTGCCTTCAAAAGGATCTGGCGCAGCCGGCATCATGTTGCCGTAGATACGCTGCAAGTCTTCAGGTTTGGTGGCAAGTGCTGAAATGCCGGAAGCTTTATCTTGTGCGACAGCTTGATTTTGTGCGACAGCAGCAGGTGGTTTAGCAGCAGCAGGCGGCTTGGCAACGACAGCGGGTAGCGCAGGCATTGCTTTTGCAGCGGCTACTTGTGCAGCATGATCGTTTAAAACAGGTGCAGCAACAGGAGCAGTGGGCGCTGCTGGGCTGCTCAACAAAAGTTGTTTTCTATTTTCCAAATAATCCCGCTGCGGACTTGGCGGCATAGTTTGAAGTTGCGCTTCAATTCTTTTTAATTCATCTTGGTTTGATTGTGCGGCTATATTAGACATCGTGCCTGCAATCAAGGCGCTTCTGTTTGACGTTGGTGGTGGCAGCATCTGATCGCGCCTAAAGCCTTGGCCTACAAGTGCGCCTTCGTAATAACCAGGAACTTCACCACCCTCATCAAACGCAACAATACCTCCGCCGGCCATGCCTTGCATGTTCCGAGCGGGGAGCGTGCCAATCCCTTGATCTTCAGGCATCATCTGCTGAGCTGGAGCCATTTGTTGCATAGGATTTATCTGTGCAATATCTTGGTCAACTACTTTGGGTTGAGGCTGCATTCCTGCTCGCCCCTCTTGTCCAGCCTTCATCTGTTTCTTCTGGTTGGCAATAGACAGCGCCAGCGTCACGATGTAAGGGTCATTCTTGTGCAGTGCCGCATATTGCTGCAACTGTGGCAACTCCATGCGGGACATGGTATCGGTGAGGGTCTTTACATTAAGCATGAGTTTTCCTTACGCCATTTTTGAAAGCGCCAACTCAGCCAAGCCGGCTGGGCGTTTCTTTTCTTTGATCTGACCACCCTTGGCTTTTGCTGCTGTACCGCCCAACTGAGAAAGTCCGTAGGCTGCGGTACCCAAACCGGCAAGTTGAGAAGCCATGCTTGGCGCGGCTTGATACACCTGTGTGGTGGCAGCTTGCATTGGTAGTCCGCGTGTCAACGCGTTCATGTTGGCCAACTGCAACATGGGGTACTGCTGTGCGGTTGCGTAGTCTTGAATCTGCTGGTTTATCTTTGACTGCTCCAACGCTTGTTGCTGTGCGCCATATTGGTTCTGCAACTGGTTAATACCCATTTGCTGGCCGTACACGTTCTGACCAAGCTGACCCAATTGACCTGCTGCCTGTAGACCTGTTTGAAGTCCTTGCATACCAAGGTTAGCGCCAAACTGCTGTTGGCCAATATTGGCTTGCTGTGCTTGCATCCGTGCGGCTTGATCGGCATTGAACTGTTGCTGGGCTTGGCTGAATGCAGTATTCAACCCTTGCGCTTGGATGGCGTTTTGCTGGTCGGCCAGCGCACGATTGGCTTCGGCATCGGTAATAAATTGTCGAGCGCCACCAAAAGCACCTGCTTGGGTAGCTTGTGCATTACGTCCTGTACGGGCAATATCGGCTTGGCGTTGGGCAGCTTGTTGCTGAATATTCACTACACTTTGCATGTAGGGGTTCATGTACTGGTCAGCTTGCTGTTGGCCAAACTGCTGAGACCGCGCCATCATCGGGTTGTACTGAGTACCCAAGGCACCCATACCAGCAGCGCCAGCTATGCCAGAAGCCAGACCTGTTTCAGGAGTGACTTGCATATTTTGCGCTTGTTGCTGCGCTTGCCGCTGCATGGGAGAGAACCCTGCAAAATAGGCGTTGGGGTCGTTGCTAAACGGTTTGTATGGCTTGATGTTTGTTGGGTTACCCGCAGCATCTCTATCAAAAATCTCACCTTGTGCAGCGCCAAGCATCTGCTCAACATACGGCTGTGCATACTCAGGGATGTTTGAGGTTTGAGAGTACGTAGTATTTGGCGCACCGCCACCGGAACCGCCACCACCCATGTACATGATGAACTGTTCGCCAGTCAACCAATTAAATAAACTTTTAACGATGTTCATAGCTTAATCCTCATAACTTGGTGGGTGTTTTCCATGCCCATTTTTTCGTACATCTGAACCAATGAGCCTCTTGCCCAACACTGCGCTTTAGTGGCTCCGAAGTTGCGCATCCACTGCATAGCTTCTTCAAACACATGTTTCCTAACAACCCGTTTGCCGCCCATCAAGTTGACGTGAGCCACGCGTTCGCGTGGGTAGTCCATGAACTCAATAGTCACAGCGCCTGTGATGCCTTCATCAGGCTCTTCCCACACCAACAGAAAAGTCCGACCAGTCCGCACCGAGTACTCAACCTGCTCAATGGTAATCATCTCAGGCTCAAGGTCAATAGCCTTTTGAAGCAACGGCGCAGCAATAGGCCACACTTGCGGCAACTGGCTTGGGTGGACTTGGTGCAGGGGCATGTTTAAGCTAAGTACTTCTCAGGGTTGATCTGTTTGCCTTGTTTCTTGTTGCCAGTACGCGCCTTACGTACACGCTCCATCATTTTGTACAACTGCTTGGCACCGGCTTCAGACGAGCCATTACCGAGGTGAGAAACCACATCGGCAGGGATTACAAACTCTTCGTTGGCTAAGCGTGCTGGTTGCTTGTTGGCAATTGTCGCAGGAATGTCGTCAGACATACCGTCTCCAGGTCCTTTAAGCATACGACCGCCGTCCGAGTAGCCGCCAAGATCTGCTAAGCCACCACCTGCATACTGAGGTTGATAGGGGGTGGGTTGGACAGGTGTATATCCTGTGTACAAACCAGGCTTAAAAGTTGATTTGTACTTTTCTTTTTCGTAGGGCTCGGGCTTGTTTAAATACATGGCAAGCGCATTTGCGCCAGTTGCCACAGATAAAGGGTTCTTTTTGGCAAAGTCCAAGCCCTGATTAAATAGACTTTCAATTCCGCTTGGGCTCTGACCTTGCATCGCTTGTAGTTCTGCCGCTGTGTAGGGCGTAGCGTCACCTCCTGATCCAATCTGTACGGCTTGTCCTCGATACCCTGTTCCTGCACCTCCAAGGGAGGGAGTTTCTACAACCGGAGCAGGCGCAGGGGCTTGCGGAACAATATCCGGTAGGAAGTTGGTTCCCTTGCCGGGCAATGATGGTGATCCAAAACTGTAAAGCGGGGCAGCAGGCGACGCAGGCAGCGTAGGAGGTACCGAGCCTGGCATTGTTGAATAAAGGTACTCAGTGCCAAACTTCGCAGTATCAATAGGCGGTAGCTGTGAAGTTACAGGTGGAATGTTGGGTACAGGCGGTATGGCAGAAGGGGTTGCGGAAGAAGCACCAACCGGAGTAGAAACGGCGTTGCCAACCTCCAAAAGGTTTCCTTTATCCGCATACCCTAAATGGACGGGTGTGTTGATAGACGCTATTTGATTAGCGTCCATTCCTGCCACTATATTCCCGCTAACTTCTTTAGCTAATGTTTGAATACCGCTAGTGGCGACGTTAGTAGCTGTGGCTGCGGTAGCTTGTTGGGCTGCAAGTGCGGCGGCTTGTTCAGCGGCAAGTGTTTGTGCGGCGGCTACTTGTGCAGCATGGGCGGCAGCAGCTTGGGCTGCGGCAATCTCGGCGGCGGTCATTGTGGTTGCAACGGCTGCTTCGGTGGCAAGTACAGGTGCGGCTTGCGGCATATCAAACTCCTCTTTTCATTAAAACAAACCCGCCGTTACGAGCGAATTCTTTGAAGCCAAACATGGTTATCAACTTCTGAGCTTTTACATCATTTTCAAAGGGTGTAGCATACACTTCTGTGTACTTTTTGTCTTCAAAATCTTTTAGCATACCTTTGAAGATTTGCTTGTACCGCTTGAACTTTGATGGTGTCCATGCGCCTTCTTTAAATGTCAAATGCAATGCAACCTTTGTCCGGTTACACATGTAATCGCACAAGACCTCGGTGTCCGCATCTTCGTAGATCTTTTCTCTTACTGGTGGCATCATGTTGAGAGCGCCGATACAAATGACATCGTAGCTACGACGGACTGGGTAGACGGCTTGGTTGGCGTACCAGAAGCGGCAAGATGCTGGATGCTTACAGCAGTATTAGGCACAGACCAATAAATTTCCACATGATCGCTTGCCGCCATATCCAAAAAATAATTCCATCCAACGATTGTGTGTCCATCCGTTCCGGCGTGTCTGTTTGGAATAGATACAAAGCCAGTTGAACCCGGTATATCTACCCCGTTTTGGCGTAGCCAAATATATACATCTTGGAAGGCGGTGTCTGTGTTTTGAAACTGGGCGCTGAACTGAAGGTTGTATATACCAGCATTTGCCACTGTGATCTCAGACGAACTGATCGACACATCATTGGCAAAGTCCGTAGTGTTAAGCGTCATCAGCGTGGCAGTGTTCGCCGTAGCGGTCTGGTCTTGGTCGCTGGAGAACGCGCCATAAGGAAACTGAACAAACCTTCCCCCAGACTCACCCAACAACACCCCAGTCAAGTTATCAAGCTGATTAAAGTACAGGCGCAGGATGTTTGAATATTGCTCAATAAACTGAGCGTCGTACTGGGCGGGAGCCGCAGGCAGGCGCGGCTGAACAACGGGTCTGTAGCGGTTAATGATTGTCGTTGCCATCAGCGTCTGCCGTCAGGACGAATATCTATACGGGGTACACCCAACTGCCACTGAACACCTAACTCAGACGAGCTTACCTTGAACGCCATTTGACGACCGCGAATCCGCACATACACTTGCTGGGTAAACTCTTGGATAGCGTAGTTTCTTTGGTTCTGATAATTCTGCGCACTGACAACATCAGGGTTATTTGACGAGCCGTATGGCGCACCTGAATTAGCGCGGGGGAGTACCGTGAACACAGCAGTCGGCCCATTTATGTTTGAGCCGTCAAAAGTCAAGTCAGGAATCAATCTCCAGACAAACCCGAAGTTATGCCCGTCACCAATGTCAAAATCTGATGAGGTGACCTGCGCCACAATTGGTACAGCCGGATTAACTGTGCCGTCGTCCACCCCGTTTTCATGGTACACGAGCAATGCGTTTGCATTGCCACCAGCCACCCCGTAGGTTGCTGCCATAGGATACGCACGTAATGGACTATCAAGCCATGCGGTTCTTCCTTGGAATGCCGTGCCGGTGTAGTTAACCCAGTCACCGTAATACCAAGTGTTTTCCAAATGGTTGTAAATAACGTAACGGTCAATCACATCAGAATTGGCGGAACAATACTGCCACCACACTTCACTGTAGCCCTCGTTTGTGCCAGCCATAAACTGAAAAGATTGGGTTAAGTTTATATCGTTGTAGACGTACTCGCGCAAAGTGGATGGCAGCGTTTGAACTCGACCTGAATACGTGTAGAACTTGTCCGTACCCATCCAATATGTAATGTTGTTAGCGGTTGCTATCGCATTTGGCCCAGCAATAGATATGTTGTCGCCCATGATCTGGAAGCTCCAGACATAGGGTGGGCCAAGGTATTGCATGGAATATATAGCGGAGTCCGTCAACACCAAAATCTCTTGGCGGGTCTGCATGACGGTCACAATTTGTGAGCCATGACTCAGTCGGTAGCTACCCGCTTGGTTTGTAACAGCCGGAATCCATGTAGCAAAACTTTCTTGGTCAGACCAGCGAATGAGCAACGGGTCTTGAATGGCGCTGCCGTAGTCATTAACACCAAATGCAAGGACAAACCTTGAGGCATCTGACACCATTACAAAGTTGGCTATCGTTGGGCAGGATGCGTCAGTGGTAATAGTTCCAGCTTTGGTGACAATCCCGATGCTTGGGCCAAGGTATTGGCCTCGGTTAAAAGTATTAGCCGACGCAGCGTTTGCCCAGTAATACAGCGCACCGCCACGGGCATTAAAAATCAAGTCCTCACCAAAGTTTGACTGACTCCACAAACGAAGCTGTTCTCCAATACCTTGACCAGCAGGAGCCGAGACACCCCAACCAGTAAATGTAGTGGACTGCACAACGGATGCATTGTCGGCGTGGGAGGCGGCTGCGCCTGAGCCTGTGCCACTGACCCCGCGAGTACAGCCTGTAAATGTTGTTCCTGTTGTACCTGTATATGTAATTGTTTCTTGGTCGATCAATAACGTGCCGGTTGGCGTAGAAAACCCTGTTGTTGAATCAACCGTGATTGTGGTGACGGAATTATTTATAGCCCCATTAAGTTGGTTTGTTGCTGTGCCGGGAATAACGCCACCCCAAGTACCAGCGCCCCAACCGACGTTCTGGGTAAAAATAGCATTACCTGTTGTGATTTGATAAGCGCCAACAACCGAGCTTCCACCATTGCCTGAGTCACCTGCGGTTGCTGCGACTGAAGATGTTATGGTGTACTGGTTGGAACTTAAATAGGTAATCTGAAACTCAGCGTTCAGTATCGTGGCTGTGATGTTGCCACCCAAAGAAACCGCTCCGCTGTAAGTTACAAAGTCGCCAGTTTGCGCACCATGCCCGGCATCGGTAACTGTAATA